GCAATATGTAGGTGAATACTATTCGAAAGAATGGGTACAAAAGAATATCCTTATGTTAACAGATGAGGATATAGAAGAGATGAATAAACAGTTGGATGCTGAATCAAAGGAAGAACCTGACGAAGAAGAGTCAGAGCCAGAAACAGCACCACAAAAATTTGAGCTCAAGCCAGTAGCAGGAGATAAAGAATGAGTGAAGCAGTGAAAGATATGATCCAACAAGCATTGGATCAAGATTATAATGATGCAAATAAGACATTTAATGATGTGATGACAATTAAGATGTCAGACTTGCTAGATCAGGAAAAGGTCCGTTTAGCGGATCAAATCTATAACGGAGTAGAACCCAATGATGAAGATGATGATGACATCGTGGGGGATGAGGATGGTGATGACCAGCTCGAACTTGACCTTGAAACAGAAGGCGAGTCTGAATCTGAAGGAGAGACAGAAGAGGAAGACGAAGAAGAAGATTTTGAATATGATGAAGACGACGTAGAAGAAGTCGATTCAGAAAAATCTGAGTGAAAAGAAATAAAGTTATAAATAATAGGTACTAAATGAAATCCTTTGGTCAAATTCGAGAGTTAACTGGAAGAAAGCCTGAAGGCCAATTATTGGTCAATAAGAAGGTAGGCAGAATCCAAATCATGGTTTACAAAGAACGAAATGGTTTCGTTGCTTATGTAGACGGTGATAGACTTGATAGATATAGATCAAAAGGTGAAGCCGAAAAGGCTGCTACCGAATTTATAAAGGTATTAAAGAAATGAAACTGATTGCAGAATATACCGAAAATAATCTCGAGATCCTCACAGAGGCAGACGAGAAAGGCAATAAGAAGTATGCTATTGAAGGTATCTTCATGCAAGCAGAACAAAAGAATCGTAACGGTCGGATATATCCAAAAGGCGTAATGGAAGGTGCTCTTAACAAATACAACACAGAGCAAGTAACCAAAGGACGTGCTGTTGGAGAATTAAATCACCCTGACGGACCGACCGTTAATCTCGACAAAGTTTCTCACAAGATCGATAAGCTCGAATGGAAGGGCAACGATGTTGTGGGTAAGGCGACTATTTTGGAAACTCCAATGGGTAAGATCGTACAAGGTCTACTCGATGGCGGTGTCAACTTAGGCGTTTCGACTCGTGGTATGGGAAGTTTGGAAAGACGTAATGACGCAATGTACGTGAAAGAAGATTTTCTTCTTAACGCAGTTGATATTGTTCAGGATCCCTCAGCACCTAGCGCATTTGTTAATGGAGTTATGGAAGGTGTAGAGTGGGTATGGAACAACGGCATTATTGAAGCCCAAACAATTGAACAGATGGAGACTGAAATTAAAAAAGCTCCACGTGCCGATCTCTATGAGACACAGGTTCGTGAGTTTAAGAATTTCCTCTCGTTACTCAAATCTAACATGTAGGAGTCAATTATGACTGATGAAAATCAAATCGAAGATCAGGACGTTGAACTCCATGACGAAGTAACAGACGAAGTTATGGAAGAAGGAACTCATGATCCTAAAAATGCTGAAGCTCAGTCTGTAGCCGCAACTGATAAGGCAACTGAAGTTACTAAGCGTGCACCTGCACGTAAAGGTGACAACACAAAACAAGATCCAATGCCAAAGACAAAAGCTGGTATGATGTCAGCTGCTGTAGGTGCAATGCAAGGTATGTCAAAAGAGAAACTCTCTGGTGTACTCGGCACACTTATGGCTGGTACAGATCCTGAAGCCTTTGAAGGTGAAGCTATTGCTGAAGCTCCTGAACTTAACTACGAAGTAGATTTCTCACAAGATCTGAATGCTCTGATCTCAGAAGAAGCTACTCTGTCAGAAGGGTTCAAGGAAAAAGCTGGTACGATCTTTGAAGCAGCAATCAAATCTAAGCTTGCTGAAGAGATCGATCGTCTCGAAGAGAAATACAACGAAGAATTGGCCGAAGAGATCCAATCTACTAAGTCAGACCTCGTTGAAAAAGTCGACAACTATCTTAACTACGTAGTTGAGCAGTGGATGGAAGACAACAAAGTTGCTATCGAATCTGGTCTGCGTACAGAAATTGCAGAGAAGTTTATGACTTCACTGAAGGATCTGTTCACAGAGTCATATATCGAAGTACCTGAGTCTAAAATCGATCTAGTTGACGAACTTGCTGCAGAAGTTGAAGAGCTCGAAGAAGCTCATAACCTAGCAGTTTCTCGCTCAATGGCAATGCAAGAAGAGTTGGAAGTGCTGAAGCGTGATGCTGTCATCCGTGAAGCTGCAACTGGTCTTGCTGAGACTCAGTTCGAAAAACTGAAAAAGTTGGCTGAAGATCTAGACTTTGAAGATGCCGAAACCTTTGCACAAAAGGTTGAGACAATTAAAGAGTCATACTTCACCAAAAAAGTAACTGAAGCACATGATATTGAAGAAGATGACGACGGCGAAGCAATCGTTGAAGCATCTGGCGCAATGGCATCGTATCTTCAAGCAATTAAATCCACTAACGCAAAGTAATTTTGGAGTCCAAAACAATGCAAAATACAGTCTCTTATGATAAGTTGATTGAAAAGTGGTCACCAGTACTGAACGAAGAGTCAGCAGGTACCATTAAAGATCAGCATCGCAAAGCAGTTACAGCTGCTATCCTCGAAAACCAAGAGCAAGCTCTCCGTGAGCAGTCTCTGATGGAAGCACCAACAAACGCAGCCGCTGCTGGTACAGTAGCTTCTGGTGGTGCAGCCGATAACTGGAACCCGATCCTTATCGCTCTGGTTCGCCGCGCAATGCCAAACCTGATGGCTTATGACATCTGTGGTGTTCAGCCAATGTCAGGTCCAACTGGTTTGATCTTCGCAATGAAATCAAACTACAAGACAACCAAAGCTGGTGCAAATGCAGCTGCTAACGGTGGTCGCGGTACAGAAGCTCTCTTCAACGAGCCACTGTCAAACTTCTCTGGTGATTCATCAACAGCATCACACCCAGCCGGTGGTCCTTCAGGCCTCGACGGTGTAACAGACGCTGCTTCTGATTCATCTATCGACAACGATCGTGCAGATCCTGCATCATTGATCGACCCATACACCACCTCAGAAGCTGAATCACTCGGCGAAGCTGGTGGCGAAGCATTTGCTGAAATGGGCTTCACCATTGATAAAGCTACTGTGACTGCCAAGTCACGTGCTCTGAAAGCAGAATACAGCTTGGAATTGGCACAAGATCTGAAAGCTATTCATGGTCTTGACGCTGAAACTGAGTTGGCAAACATTCTGTCAACCGAGATCATGGCTGAAATCAACCGTGAAGTTGTTCGTACAATCAACTCACAAGCCAAGACCGGTGCAGGTACAACCAACACCGCAATCAATGGTATCTTCGACCTGCAAACAGATGCAGATGGTCGTTGGTCAGTTGAGAAGTTCAAAGGTTTGATCGTACAGATCGAGCGCGAAGCTAACACAATTGCTAAAGAAACACGTAGAGGAAAAGGTAACTTCATGATCTGTTCTTCTGACGTAGCTTCAGCACTTGCCGCTTCAGGTATGCTTGACTACGCTCCAGCAATGAACACTTCATTGAACGTAGACGATACTGGCAACACATTCGCTGGTGTACTTAACGGCCGCATGAGAGTCTATATTGACCCATATGCAACTGCTGATTACGTCAACGTCGGTTATAAGGGTACTAACCCATATGACGCAGGTCTCTTCTATTGCCCATACGTACCACTCACAATGGTTCGTGCGGTTGGTGAGGACACCTTCCAGCCGAAGATTGGCTTTAAGACTCGCTACGGCATGGTCTCAAACCCATTCGTTGGCGCGACTCCAGCTGATGGTCTTGCTGCTGCTAAGACTAACCAGTACTATCGCATCTTCCGCGTGGATAACATCCTCGGCGCGTAAGCTAAAAATAAAAAAATATAAACTGAGGCAGCTTCGGCTGCCTCTTTTTTTAGGATTGCATTTGTATAAATAGAACTATGGCAACTTTAACAGAAAATTTTAATTACTTACAACCTACCAGTTTTAAGTTAACGATTGATAGAAGGAACTATCCAAATTTGGAGTTCTTCTGTCAGAGTTTTACACATCCTGGTATGTTAATGACTGCCGTAGAAGTTCCATTTAGGAAAGTCGCTGGAATACCGTTTCCTGGCGATAAGCTTACATTTAATGAACTCTCTTGTAATATTATCCTCGATGAAAATATGCAAGGCTATGAAGAGATGTTTAATTGGATGCGTAGATTACTTGACACAGATATGGATTATAATGTGTCTTCTGCTAAGAAAGTAGGTAACTCTATGGATAATCCTCCAACATATGCAGACATCACTCTCTCTATATTATCTAGTCATAACAACACGACGAAACAAGTTAGATATTTGGATGCAGTACCTACATCACTTGGAGATATTCAATTTGAATCAACTGCGAGTGGTACTGAATTTATTACTTATCCAGCAACATTTCGTTTTAACTATTTTGAGTTAGTATAATGGCATCACGCAATAGATCTTTGTCTACTTTGTTGAGTACAAATTCTGAGGTATCAATTGATGCTTTCTCAGATGTAGATTTGACTGTACAACCAGAAATTTTAGAAATCCAAGTAGATGATCCTACGTCAGGTCATGGCACAGCATGGCAATGGACTTGGGAACAAAGCTCGTTACCTTATGCTAGGACTACTATCACTAATGCTACGCAATTGAGTGTACCTTTATATAAACAAGGCACATATGAAATTAATAATTTTGCATATTCAATTCATGGAGAAATGACACAGACTCATGAATTCAACTTGAAATGGATTGAAGGTGCCGGTGATGAAAACCTTATTACAGGTTGGGTAACATATGATAGCGCATCACATAGTCATCCTGATATTGATTCAGGTACTTCACATACAATTCAAAGATTAAACGTTAATGTTCCTTCTACTATTTCTCTACCTACACTTACTTCTCCAAATGTTACATACACTGTAGGAAATAGCGGTAGCGGTGCATATTCTTTTACTGGCACAGCTTCAGGAAATAATCCACAGCTTGGTCCAGTTTATAGAAGTGGTACATACACATTTAATATTTCTGCAGCAGGACATCCATTATATCTAACTACAGACAACGGTACAAATTATAGTGCTGGTACTTATTTTGGTGAATACACGACTGGTGTAACTGGATCAAGGACAGATTCCGGAGAAATTACTTGGATTGTAGATTCATCTACACCAGATGTTTTATATTACCAATGTGGCAATCATTCTCCGATGAGAGGTACTATTGTAGTCAAAGACCTTGAAGTTGAAACAAATGAAAATGGCAATTATATCATTTACGGTCAACACTCTCAAGAAGAGCATGTACAACCGATGGAGATCAGGTCGATCCCAACTCTTACGAGTCAAATGTGTATTGTATATGATGCAGTTAATGATAAGTTCGTACCACAAGACTTAGCAACTTATGTAGAAAATACTCCGGCATTTAAGAACAAGATCAAAGAAGTAGCAGGTACAGCAACTCTCGTTGCACCAGATGGTACTTCACTCGTTGCTTCGGTTAACATTTATAGTGACGCAACATATTTGCCTCAAGTCGGAAACGTGATTGGAGATATTGCATTTGCGTCTGACACAGAGAAACTGTATATTTGGAATGGTACATCGTGGACACCAGCCGCAGCAAATTTAAATTTGGAAGAAGTTGTTGATAATAAGACGTATTCTTATAGCGGGAATTTGGCTATAAATACTGGTAGTAAAAGATTATATATGGCTAGAAGCTTAACTTTGAGTGCTCTTGATGCATACGTCGAAACAGCACCAGTTGGAGCAAATGCCATTTTTACTATTAAGAAAAATGGAGTATCGATTGGAACTACGACAATTACTGACGGAGCAACTACTGTGACAGATACAACTTTCAATACAAGTCTCGTTAGGGGCGATTACTTAACAGTAGACATCACACAAATTGGATCAAGTACAGCAGGTGCTGACCTTTACATCAACTTTAGGTTTACAGGATAATAAGATGACGATTTATACAAAAAAAATTTTAAGAGAAAGTGACGGTACTGAGTTTTATGATACCATACTAGAGAAGGTTACCTTTGATGGAAATGCTCTTAATGTATATAATAATTTAGTTGATAGTGCCGATGAAGGTATTTTATCGTTAGTACAGCCATTTAATCCTGTACCGCGAGCCGTAGTTGATTCAGCACAAGGACTAGATAGCGATGGGAATCCATACCTAATCATTACACATCAACCTTCGTGGGAATCAGAAGAAGAAGCCATAAATTGGTGGAATCAACAATAGGAGATATCAAAAATGGCTATAATTTATAGAAATGTAGAGAATGCTCGTGACGCATGGGGATTGAATATAGATCCTAGACCAGGTAAAGATTATCTTTATATGGGTGGGCCTTATGATCAAAGGGTACACGATGCTAAGAATCTGCAAGTGACAAATTATGCTGATATATGG